AGAGCAATGAGTAGTTCAAAGGTTACTAAGGCTCTTGTTGATGTTGGAACTCTTTTTTCACCACCGCCGGACTTAACTATCAGCGAATGGGCAGACAGGTATCGGTTTGTTTCGCAAGGCAATGCAATGCCGGGGCCTTGGAAAACAGAGTTTGCCTTTTATCAGAAGGGAATAATGGATGCAGTAAGTGATCCCTATACCTTGAAAATAACCGCCATGATGGCCGCGCAAACGGGCAAAACAGCATGCCTTGAAAATATTATTGGTTATTTCATCTCGCAAGATCCAAAAAGTATGATGCTTATGCAGCCAACAAAAAGTGATTTACAAACTTGGATGAAGTCCAAACTCAACCCCTTGCTTAATGACACACCATCAATTGCCGAGCGAGTCGCTCAACCACGAGCAAGAGAAGGGGTCAATAATCAGAATATGAAATCTTACCCCGGCGGCTATTTGATGTTTTCCTACAGTGGCTCGCCTAATACTATGCGCAGTCGCTCAGCACCGGTGATTTTGTGTGATGAGGTGGATGGCTATGAGGTGACAGACGAAGGTGATCCAGTCAATTTGTTGTGGCAACGTGCGGCAACTTTTGGTGATCAAAGAAAGCTGATATTAACGTCAACGCCGACGATTAAAGGCGCATCACGCATAGAAACTGCCTTTGAACAAGGTGATCAACGCCGCTTCCATGTGCCATGCCCTCATTGTAATACGTTTCAAACCTTGCAATGGTCGCAAGTCAAATGGGATAAAAAAGATGATGAACACCTACCCGATACTGCCTTTTATGTCTGTGGAGAATGTGGTGGTGTCATTAACGATGCACAAAAACCTGCCATGCTTCGCCTTGGAAAGTGGGTGGCTGAAAAAGAGTTTAAAGGCCATGCTAGTTTTCAATTAAACGAGCTGTATTCCCCATGGCGCAAATTCTCCGATATCGTTAACTCGTTTTTAGAGAAGAAAGCAAGTCATGATTTGCAAACATTTGTAAATGTCTCGCTTGCTGAAACGTGGGAAGAAAAAAGTGAGTCTGTGGATGAGCAAAGTTTAATTTCGCGTACAGAAAGTTTTCCGGCACCTGTGCCTCAAGGCGCGTGTTTTTTAACTGCTGGTATTGATATGCAAATGGATAGGCTGGAAGTTGAGATTGTCGGTTGGGGAGTTGGTCTTGAATCATGGTCAGTTGACTATCGTATATTACATGGCAATCCTATGCATGATGATGTATGGCGAAACCTTGATAAATTGCTTTCTGAATCGTTTACGCATGAAAGTGGGGCTATCCTATCAATCAGTAGCGCGTGTATTGATACCGGAGGCGGAGAGGGGACGACGCAATCATGTTATGAATACATCAGGCGTCGCGGCTCAGGACGATTGTTTGGTATTAAAGGGGTGAGTGGTTTTAATAGGCCGCTTGTGAGTGCACCGTCTAGACGCCAGAGTGGTAAGAACCAACGCCCCATTGATTTATATACCATCGGCGTGGATGAGGCGAAAACACTAATTTACAAACAGTTGCAAATTGCCGAATCAGGCGCGGGTTTTTGTCACTTCCCAGACTTCTACAACGAGGAATATTTTTTACAGCTCACCGCAGAAAAACGATTCATCCGTTATCACAATGGATTTCAACGACCAGAGTGGCGCAATGTCAGGGCTAACAAACGAAACGAAGCGTTAGACTGTCGAGTCTATGCGCTGGCTGCCCTTAAAATCATCGCACCCAATCTTGCGCAGTTAAGTGAGAATTTAAGTCAAAAAAAAGAAAATGATTTTCGCAAAAAATCCGAAGATATTGGCCAAATGCCGCGGCATAATGTTTTTAAACCACGTAAAAAGACACCGTCTTGGCGTGAATTATAACTAACTACTTTCGCTGTCGGGTTTTTCTCCTTGCCTGACAGCATTTTAAATCATGAGTGAATTTGCAAAAAAAACATTACAAGCCTTAGAGGCTGCTATTGAAAAACGAGCCAACCAATCCATGCTGTCGATGACAATCGGTGGTAAGGCGATTGGCATGATGAGTCTAACTGAGCAACTGGATATTCGCGACAGACTGTTACGCGAGATTAATGCCTCGGCGTCTCAAAACCTTTTCAAAACAGTGAGAGTGAGATTTGATATTTAGGCGCAAAAAAGTAGACAACAAGCCCGATACGCTCTTACACAGAGTCGGGAATGTCACAGGCAATTTTAAGCGTTATTTAACCGATGAGATGGAAACTGTTTTAAATGGTTGGCGAACTGGTGATACCAGTATTGACGCAACGCTTGCACGCTTTCACAAAAAAACAGTGGCTCGTGCTAGAGAAGAACACCGAAAAAATGACTATGTAAAACGCTATTTCCAGCTACTTAAAACAAACGTCATAGGCCCTGAAGGGATCGTATTACATGCACTAATGACAGACGGTAAAGGCAAGCGCATAAAGGCGAAAAATTTAACTCTTGAAAAGGCATGGCAACAATGGATGCGCAAAGAATATTGTGATATTCAAGGCAAGCTTAACTTTGTTCAAATGCAGCAGTTAATACTCACCTCCGTTGCGCAAGATGGTGAAGCGATTATTTTATTAGTGAATAACCCCGACAATCCGTTTGGCTTGTCATTGCAATTAATTGATAGCGCACGCTTAGATATTGAGCACAACAAAAAACTTAGTAAAAACCGCTACATTCGCAATAGCATTGAGTTTAACCAATATGGCAAACCGCTTGCCTATCATTTGTTAGACAGTGATGAAGAAGGCGTTTTGAATCGGAAAAACTATAACAGAGTCCCAGCCGAACAAATCATACATCTGTATCAAACTGACTTTGTCGGACAAAATCGCGGCATGTCTTGGATAGCAACCGCCTTGTTTCGTATGAAGATGTTAAATAGCTACCAAGATGCTGCCATTATTAACGCCAATTCAACAGCACGTAAAATCGCCTTTTTCAAAAAGCAATACAGTGATGCGGCTGATGCTGATAAAAAACAAATATTCCAAGATGAACACATAGGATACGGCATAATCCCTGATGGTTATGAAATGACGTCATTTGATAGTCAGTACCCCAACGGTGAAATAGAACCCTTTACAAAAAGCCTTTTACGCGGCATTGCTAGTGCGCTTGGTGTTAGCTATAACGCGCTAGCCTCAGACTTAGAAGGTGTTAATTATTCAAGTCTTAGACAGGGTGCCATTGATGAGCGCGACAACTACCGAACCATTCAGAATTGGTTCATTAATGCGTTTTTAATGCCGCTTTATACGAAGTGGTTAGAAAGTGCTCTGTTACTGAATGCGATAGATGGATTCGCTATTGCTGACTTTGATAAAGCACAACAAGTGCGTTTTCAAGCAAGACGTTGGCAGTGGGTCGATCCTGCTAAAGAAATGACAGCTTTTGAGAAAAAATTAAACCTTGGTGTCACCACGCGTGATGACATCATCAGAGAGATGGGAGACGATCCCGATCATGTCTTTAACCAGTTAAGCCATGAGCAAGAGCAATTAAGCGAATATGGTTTAACACATTTAATCCATCCAACCCCTACCTCGAATAACAAGGAAATTGTAAATGACGACACAAAACAAGATTAACAAACGCAGCGTCACGATTAGCGAGCAACATATTGATGTTGAAAAGCGTACCGTAGCCATTGCGTTTTCAAGTGACAAACCCTATCGACGCCATTTTGGTGACGAGATCTTAAAGCACAATAGAGAAAATGTGCGCATGCATCGCTTAGAGAATAATGCCGCTCTGTTACTCGATCACGATTGGGGCACTCAGATTGGTGTTGTTGAGCGTGCATGGTTAGAAGACGGTAAAGGACGCGCCATTGTACGCTTTAGCAAAAGCAAGCTCGCTGATGAAATCTTTCAGGATGTTGTTGATGGTATTCGCAAGCACATCAGTGTCGGCTATACCGTGCATCAATTAGAAAAAGACAAAGACAATAACGAACAATACAACGCAGTTGATTGGGAGCCATTAGAAGTCAGTATCGTCAGTGTTCCTGCTGATTTAAATGCAGGCGTAGGGCGCAATCACGAAATCACACAACCTCAAAATAATAACAAGGGAAACACGATGATCAATCAAGAATTAAACACTAAATCCATTGAACAAGGTACTGATAATGAGCGCAAGCGCGTGAGTGAAATCATGGCGATGGGCAAGCAATACGGCTTTGAAGATGCGCAAGGCGAATTTATTACTGAAGGCCGTACACCGGAGCAATTTCGCCAACATATTATTGATGCAATGTTTGAAAAAGGCAGCAAGCCTCTAAAAGATAATACGCAAGTAAGCCTTGGTTTAAGTGATTCAGAAGCACGCCAATTTAG